GAGTAAGCTTAGGGCCTTCGCTCGCAATAAGCCCATCCGCGTGCTGAACTTGCCAGAAATGGAAAAACTGTGCGACCAACCAAAATTCAAAAGAACCTTGCGCGGATCAGTCAACGGAAACCCATCTTTACTAGCAACAATACCACAGAAACTAGCCTCAGTATACGTATCGTTCTTCACGATTTTGATGTCAAAACCTAGGTCATGGAAATCCTCAGCGGATACAGATACATCTGTTACAAACAGACCATCATCACCTTCCACAACCCCAGTGACATTGCCTCCCTTCTCATCGATCAGGAATAACATTGCCATTAGGTTTGTGAAGCCATTACCTAATGAGGTACTCATCTCACCAGACATACGGCAAGCAGGTACATTTATTTGAAACCCTTTGTAGTAACATTTATTGTCACCTCTCATCACATCACACATGACCTTACAATCATCTTCTCGCTCTACCAACATATACTTGTACAACTCGAACTCACACATCTCCATCAGTTGCGCCGTAAAATGAGATTCAAAGTGCGAGTAATCAGTCGCCAAGTACGGGCCACAAGTGTTAGCAAAGCGACGGCTAAGATAATCACTACGCTCATGGACAGGAACATGCTTAATAAACCAGGGGGAGGCGTAGACGGCTTGCTCCACAGATTTGACCAACGGTCCAGCAAAGCACTTGAAGCCATCCTCTCGGCTATTGATTCCACGAGCGGGTTTGTAACTGAGGTAAGTCTCTGTCTTGCCGAACCCACTGACTCGCTTAACCCTTCCAGGTAACCGGGTAGGTCCACCCAAAAAGACTGAACACCACTTATCCCACGCTCTCCGTAATTCAGACTTGCGTCCTTCAGTGTAGTTAGTAGTGTCCAGCCAGGCCCCAAAGCCCAGGATCTCGTCTGCTCGTAGAGGCTTAAGGTTAGTGCGGAGCCACTTTCGAACAAACTTGCGGAACCGTATGCGCAGGTGGCGCCTAGCGATTGGAGGCGCGACACAGAACCTTCTAAGACATCCATGCAAAACTGTGTGCTTGTCTCTGATGTCAGGAATTGGGGGAGCGACATTTTTGAAAGTTGGTCCCAGGCTGAGCTGCATAACATGTAAGGAACGTTCAGAACTGGGTGCTCCGTAAAAAGAGAAGGTGATTCCCTTATGAATGCGCACTGGTTCAACAGGACAGGGGACGTCAGCATAGCAATAGCCAAAACCCAAAAGAAGATCTTTCGACGTCCCCCAACGCCGTTTAAAGCAATTCCGGTGTTGTCATCCTGTGTCAGTAGACGGCGGTTCATTTTCACACACTCCGCAAAATGGCCACAACCTGCAATCGAACTGGCATAACTGTAAGTGTCCTGATTCAGCCCAGTGTTTTGCCTCACAGCATAGGCCGCATAATTGTTAGCCAGCCCAGGAGACTTGTACATGTCAATGTTGATCATGCACGAATGCAGGGATTGAACGGGGACTTCATAATATGTGCACTGGTCTTTTTCGAAGTCCTCAATGCGGATAATGCAAGTTTGGTATGAACGCTTAACCAATTTGGTAGTGTTAGCAATGTAACAACGCATATCAGGAAAGTGCTCGAGGTCCTCGTAAAACTCTCTATCCATACCTTTCCCGTCTGCTACACCCATTAACGTGACACGTCGCACAGCATAGGGCGTTGGCAAAACGAGATCAACAACAAGGCGCCGCCAGTCCACCACAAATTGAGTGGGACAATACTGCGGGTTTGTGAATGATGAACGCACCAATGGTAGCGATCCACCATAGTCGTCGAAGCGCTCGACTTCGGGAGTGAGGAAACGTCTGTGGCACCAATAACATAGTGACACCAACGAGCACAGAACGGCGGCGACAGCAAAGCAAAAGAACCGAGCTCTGCTAACAGGAGGCGCAAAATAAGCCAGAAAATTGCCGATGCTCCACAAAACTGGGACGCGTGGAACCAACCAGAACCAAACATTTCCACCAGAGTCTGGAAAGAAGTAATAGCTACCAGGGAGGTCGGGCAGAATGAGAATCATGCCCACTACAACCACCCACAGTGCTACTCGGCGAGAGGAGCTAAACCTATCCATGTCACTCCACACAATGAAGCTCTCACTGCCATCAGTTGTGTCGAGCAACATTAGGTCTGGCTTACACTTCTCATCTTTCTTTTGGACCTTTGCTTCTACATCACCCATGTCCGGAGTGATGTCTGGCATCGCTACCCCAACAGCCCTAGTCGCCTTTGGCCGTTTATTGTCCTGCTTTGAACCACTGACTCTACCCGGGGGCGACCGGGACCGCGCAGGCACCCGTTGCTCCGCCCTTTTCTGATCAGCGATCCTTATCGCCTCTGCGCGCGCACGGGCGTCAGCAAAGACGATGTCCAACGCGACATCTCTCCAGTTGCCACAGCACAAACCTGTGTGTTGAATGCCACATTTCTCGCAGTCCTGGTAATGGTCCTCGCAACCAGGGACTGTGCAATTGCCAGTTGCCATCTGGCATGGAGCCGGGTTCGCGTCGAAGCTACCCAAAAATCTACGCGCCTCACTGGGATCATGTATCAACTTCTTTTTGCCTTTCTGCGCGCTCTCCACTTTCAAGTCGCAGGGATCCGGTCCTGGGGGACTGCCTGCTGGACTGCTTGCCCTTGCGGGCTGGTTGCTGCGATCTGGTTCACATGTTGAACTAACAGCTAGACTGCCAGGTGAAAGAGTTGACGTCGAAGAGAACGAAATAGAAGACATAATCGATTCGTAAGGTGACTTATCATAGATGGGCCGAAGCCCTGGGTCTTAGTTTAACCCAACCTCGCCAGGGGACAGCTTTAGGTTAGTTGTCGTACCACGGCTGAAAGTCAGCCGCCAACCAGGGAAGCACACACAGGTCCCCACTGGTTTGCGCGTAATCAACCTGTACCAACACCCAGAGAAAGCGGAATTCCAGGGTTGTCAATGGGGGTGACGCGAGAGGCCACCTGCAAGAAGTGCTTCGGTGGCTTACGCCCCACAGGCACACGGAGAGTGCCCAGGTTGTTCTCCCAGTGTCACACGGGCGGTAAACGCACACCCTTTATCTGGAAGCCGCCACGCACCTATAAGAAAGGCGCGCGCTG